AGATATTCTACAGCGTACCGTAGACCATCAGACCAGTGCTCAACGCCTTCTTTTTTATCGATTGAAGCGATGTCTGGGTTACTCTCTGTCCAAGATGTTCTTTCAACAGAACGAATGGTATTGACACAACGAGGGTGAATCAACATATCAATCTCACCAAGTGCGTTCTTAAACTTCTTATTTACAGCAGCTACCGAGTCAACAATAGGTGGGGCTTTACTATGTGCTCTTGTTTGTATCTTGTAAGCCGGACTCTCAAGGATCTTGAAGTCGGTGATACCTACGGCAGCTGATGTTTTTCTTGCTCGACCACTTGGGTCAGGGTAGGAGATAATTTTGTGGTTCTTATATTTTGTTCTAAGCGCCTTAGCCAAAGCCTCTGTATCGGGATGCCCTTGCATTTCATCAAGGATCTGAATTTGATTACCTCGGATAGCAAAAATGATACTAGCCATGATACCAACGTTAAAGTCAATAGCTACGTGTACATCCTCATCACCATCAAAGTCTTGGAGAGTAGCATCAATGTGTTCTTTGCGGTTAAATGTATAGAATACGCTGTTACCTGAGTCTTCAAAAGATGCCTTATACTCTCGTGCAAATTTGAGCGGGTCTAGTGTAGCCTTAATACGGTCAATTTCTTCTGTGTCTAGGTAAGGTGAATCGTGATAAGTATAGGTGTAACTATTCCAATCATCATCGACCTCTTTACGGTTATACATTTCATAGAAGTAATCATAGCCCTTAGGTGTGCTAATGATCAGTGCTCGACCGGGGTTAGCCCCATAACGTGCAGCATTCTTCCTTGACCAACGTGTTGATACACAAGGTTGAATAATACTCTCCCAAGACTCCTTGAGGTTCATACCAGCGCCCTTCCAAGATGTCACCTCATCGGCTACAACAAAGTATTGGCCAGTACCACGCATACGCTCTGATGCTTCATAGGACCAGATCTTGAGTGTTACATTGTTAGGGAACCAGAAAGTACCAGCACTTCTTGAGGACTTAATAGCGTGTTCTGCCATACCAAGTTGATAGGCAATTAGTGGAAAGTAGATGTCTACGGCCTGACTATAAGTAGGAGCGATAACAGCCACATTCTTATTAGGTACATCAGGGGGTAAGGCTATCAACTCATCAACAGCTATCGAAGCAGCAGTACCAGCCACATAAGACTTACCAAAGCCACGAGAAGCGTTCGCTACAAGATAGCGGCAGGTCTTAGCTACAAATAGGTCGTTAATGATATCTGACTGGCCTTCGTGCAATACAATATCTGTCATAATTTTTTTTAATCTTTCTTAGTGGGCCTTAGTATAAAGCCAATCTGTTGTTTCTCTTCCTCATACATTAGAGGTTGACCATCTAGCCCAAGAACTGAGCTTTGCCATACTTCAGGGTCTTCAACAAACATAGTCTCAGCATGTCGGTGAATGTCCTGTGACCACATATCTTCTTCTGGTTCTGTTATAAGCATTAATATACTTTCTATATTACTGTGAAAGGGTCACTCATTGGAGTTACAATACGTTCATACACACCGCACTCAACAGGGATAATCTCTGGGAAGTAGCTATAGGTGCCTGTAGGTAGACTTTCTGGAATAGTAATTTGCCAAGTAAAGGCACTAAAGTCATTTGATACAGGAGCATTGACAGAAGAAATTACATAGAATTGTGGTAGTGCAAGAGTGTTAGACGCGTGATTAAAGAACCTCACATTGGTATCCATTTCACAACCAACATTACGGCGAATAACAGCAGTGAGACTAATAGTGTCACCTCTTTTGACAGTGGGGTTAGCTACAATAACAGTACCCTTGTACTCAATAACCTGAGGAGCAAACCTGTCAATTTGTACTCGTAAAGCCCCAACCTCTGTAGCTAGGCTGTTAATATCACTAGGTACGTTTACCCAGTTAGGCGCTACAGTGTTTACAGTAAAAATAAACAACATACCAGCAAGAGATAAAACTGTGACTGTCTTAATAAAAAGATCCATCCAGTCCCGTATACTTTTTATGTTAAATCGTCTACTATCTTTCATTTGAGCAATTATCTTATACTCGTCTTCCGGTGTCATAGCCATATGGTTTCCCCACTTTTATTATTTGTTATTATTTGTCATTACTCTTTTTAAGAGGGACGGGTTGTTAGTGTAATAGAGATAGGACTCTTAGTAGAGTTCTCTACCTCAGTCTTTTCAGGGATTCTCTTGTAGCCATACTGCATAAGGTTGTTAATAAGGGTTGCCTTGGTAGCAATCAACTGGGCATAAGCACCAGAGCCTATCCTAACAAGGCTATTGTCTAGTACTCGGCAGATCTCTTCATACTCATAGACCATACGTTCAATAGGATCAAAGTTAAGATCCTGTAGCTTCTTAACTGACTCGTGGGAGTGAATGTTCTTAGAGCCTTTGGGACGGCCTGAGCCAGTACGCTTACCACCTCGGATACCATCACCTTCACGTTTCTTATTACGGACACTCTCAGGGAGTTTGAAAGAACCTTTAGGACGACCTCGACCACGCTTTTTAGGGGGAACAGCTACTTCTTCTTTGGTTTCTTCTTGGGATAAATTTTCTTCATTTTTCTTACCTTCCATAATAAGACCTTCCTTACATCTTTTTCATTAGAAATTTTTTACTAAATGTTAACATAAGAATACCAGTACAGTAACCTATCTTAAAGAAATCAATCAAGAATCTTAAGCTTTGTTATAGCTAAGGAACCCTAAGAAAGTAGTTCCAGTATGGTCTTATCTAACACAGTAATATTGATATATAAAATTATTTAATAATAACTATCACACAATACTCACGCCTGAGGCCCTAAACAAGTGAATACTAAACAAACACTTTGGGTGGTGCTACCCCCGTCTCTAGGAGGTAGATACTATTAAAATAATAGAGCCTTTAGACAGCTAACTTTACAAGGACATTATCGGGGGTAGACATACAGTTCCCATTTCAAATGTCAGTAGGGGAGTGCATAACAATGTCGTTAGACATCACTAGATGTGTTTGTTTAGTAATCACTTGCAGAGGCTCAGGCAGAGTCATTGCAGTTAGAGTCAATACATTTTGTAAAGCTCTTATCATTAGTCGGCAGTATTTTTGTAAATATTCTTTACCCTTATTTGCATAGAGATTATGAAGTCCCGCTAAAAGCAAAAAAAAGTTATGGTCACCCAACCAACCCAACCAAAACACCCCAGAGGGCATTAAGGAAGGGTTGGTTGGGTGCATGTTGCTAAGTGTTTTTGTATAGGAAATGAAGCATCAGCTTAGCTCTTGCCTTAACTTCAATTTTATGTCTAGTGTACTCCTCTTGAGCAATTAACGTTGCTGCTAAACTAAGGGCCTTTCTCTCAATAGCCTCCTTAGTATAAGAGGGGTCAACAGTAAGGGGTAGTTTGTAAAGTTCCTTACCCCTGCCACCATAAACATTACACTTCATACCATAAACAATGAACTCAATCTTCGTTGGGCTAAAGATCTTGACAGTAACAGAATACCAAGTAACACCCGCTTTCTTTTTCTCTAGGAACAGAGAATTAAAACCAGAGGGTACGCCTGTACGATTAGTAAGCTCGAAAGGGAATAAGGTTTTCATAGTAGTTCTCCTTGGTTGGGTGTGTTAGTTCAGTATTTGTCTGCTACGATAAGACATCCGAGGTACTCATCCACCTCGACACTACTTGGGATTACAACACCCGTAGTAGTTATGTGCTCCAAAAATACTAGCACAGGAAGTTCTTGGTCCACTTTCTTAAGCTTCTTAACTAACTCAGATACAAGCATAGCAGTCCTCCTTGTTTAATGGGGTGTGTTAGTCCTAGTTAGTCGGATACCTGCTCAGTAGTTTCTGCTTGAGTAAGTTTTTCCTGTAAGTAGGATCCAACCAAAAAGGTTGCTGTAAAACTTATTACAAGTACAATTAAGATGTCAATTATTTTGATAGTTTCCATATTAGGTTTCATAGTAGTTCTCCTTGTTTAATTGTTAATACTACTTAGTAGAAATAGTGCCGAGGGTTACTCTCAATGAGGTCAGCAATACCTTCAAAGGTAACGTTATTATCGTTCTCTTCAGTTAAGGCGGCAACCCCATTACCCCCGGATCCTCCACAGGTAGTACGAAGACCCAAAGCCTCCATAACGTAGCTAGGTGCTTCAGAATCCTCACCATTGTAGGAAGTAATTTGCGTATCAGTAGGCTTACCTAAAGAATTATCTAACTTTACTATGGAAGTCTTTACTACTGTGTCCTCTGTTTTAAACAACTCAGCAGCTACCCCAAGGCAGCAGAAGTTACCCCCATTACACAAAGCAGATTTACCTTGCTTATACTTGCCACTACGAAGGGCCTCAACCCATTTGCTTTGGTTCATTGTTAGCTCTTGTTTGATATCGTCAGTCATAGTAGTTCTCCATTATTTCATATATTGTTTATTAACAGGATTGATCACACCAACGATGCCCACAGGTATCACAAGAGGGACCATAAGAGCAGTCACAGTTTTCCCCCACAGGATCACCATCACTATCTATTTCTTCCTCACAGTCTGGGCAGTATACCTTATTACTATCTTCCATTATAGTTTTCCCTTGTTTAAATTGCTACAATTAGCAGGTGGAATAGGCTATAAAAGAATACAAAAACCGCCATTACAAAGCCTGTAAAGAAGGTAATAGCAGCCAACCCGATCACAAAGATCAACATCATCATAGCAAGCCAGCTACCAAGATAAGAAACCCTCTCTAGGAAGGTCATCTTAAAATCTCTTCCCACTTAGCATCACCAAACTCTATTGCATTACGAATTGCCTTAGCACCTTGCTGGGGTGTAGGGCCAGAGTCAACAGCAAGGCTATTGTAGCAAAGATCTATAGAAGCTCCCGGTAATAAGTTAGAAATAGACATTACAGCAGCTTCTAAAGACATGTTAGTCTTATTGATTGAGTTGATCCAACCACCAATACAGCAGGCAGAACCACACTCTACAAGGGTCTCATCGGCGGGTGAGCAGAAGCCCATGTCAAAGCCAAGGTCTAAGGCAGGGTCGTTATTATCCATACCATCAAGAATGACAGCAAGTTCTTCAAGGGTCGTGATTGGTTTCATATCAGCAATAAGCATTTTATTGTTCCTTTGAATCTGTATTGTCTAAGTCTTCTGGGTTAACTTCTTTAGCAGTGATAATTGCAATTGCAGCCTCATATCCAAGACGGATACAAGCACGTTTGTATGCCTCAGGTTCGTCTAACAGGTTAGGCTGGACACGCGCTAGCTGCTTAACAAATTGCTCAGTGCCGCGTTTTGCTTTTTGAATAGGATTCATTTTATTTATCTTCCTTCCAATTAGCTAGTATCTCCATAAATTCGTAAGTAGTTAATTCCATATTAATGTGCTCTTCAAACTGAGCCTCAAAGGATAACTCTGACTCAAGGCAAAAGTTGATTTCATGGCTAAGCCACCAAACTTTATATGCTAAATAATTTTCCATTGTACTCTCCAAGTAGGTTATAGTAAATTTGTTGGTATATTAAGTAGCTTCCTTCCAGCCTTTATGCCATTCCTTAGTATCAGGGATTTCAGCCAAACGGCTAACAGTGCTACCATTAACAGCCACGTAAGAATCCTCAGGTTTAACCCAAGCACCGCTATAACCACAGCGAACACGCTCCAAAGGAAAGGCCTCAAGTAGCTGTTTGCAGGTGTTAATAGCATCTGCCTTTACTGAGTGAAAACCATTAATAAACCCTGAGTCGTGATCCCAAGAGTGGTTATAGTCACAACCAATCTTTACCGCCTCAATAATGCCTGCTGATTTGCGGTCCCAGAAGTTTTCATCGCTATTCCAAGTGATACCCCCATAAAAGTCTACGTGATTCCAAGCTGACCCAACATTCAAGCCGTAGTCCCCTCTAAAGTTAGCAAACTGAGACCAGCTTTCAGGGTACATAAGTTTGTTAGCATGTAGGTAGTAGCACCAAGTACCGGGGCTTCCATCACTAATGAGGGGGTGGCCAGTAGGGTTAGGCTTCCTGTAACCGTGGTAACTCAAGGAGTAGGGGATACCACCTTCCTTGAAACTCCAAGTGGTTGAGCCTTCAAGTAGTTCTTCATAAGTTGCTTTAGACATTTTCTATTCCTTTTCAATAGTTGGTACAAGCACCCAAGTGCAGTCCGCAACGTTATTTTCTTACGCGACATACGGCTTGACTCCAACTAGCTTTGCTGAAGAGTAATCGATTACACCATCAATTTTGTTGTAAGTCATTTTACAATTAACACCTTCAACTTTAAAGTGCTTTGCGGCTTTTACTACAACAGGTTCCTTGACCTTAACACGGTAACAATACTCATTATGAATTTCAGGTTTTTTAATTAGATCCGTCCAGCTACCGGTTGCAAGTAGGAAAAGCTCAATAGGATCCCCTCGGTGTGAAGCCAAAAGAATTTCACACTTCTGCTCAGGTGTCATGTCTCCCCAAGTAGTATTTTCTAATTGTTTCGCCGCAAGGTCAATCTCAGAGTCTTCAACTATGCTGCGCATAGACTCACCTTTCCAAATGATAGAATAAGTTTTACCAAAGACCCCTGTAATTTCCCCCTCCATACCACGGCGTTTACGAAGGAATTGGGTGCTGTTACCTACGACCATATCCCCAACCTTAAATTTTGGAGACTTATAAAGCTCATTGGCAAAAGCAAATAATGGCCCAGATTCGCCAGCCCACAAAACATAGTAGCCGCCGTTTCCTTCAGAGGCTATTTTTCCTGACATGCCTTGTCGTAACAGGTAAAAATGTGATTTGTTACCTACGATTGCATCGCCTACTTCAAATTTATTTGGCATTGTTATTCTCCATGTATAGGTTATGTTTATATTGTTTAATAAAGTTGTTGTAGCAAAGAGTTTAGCCGAACCAAAGCTGGGGTATTTGGGTCAGGGGTTAGCTTACGTACATTGTTATAAATAGTATGAAGCTGTGGGGCAATCCCCCCATAGATATGGTTGTGTAGAGAGTTTGTTGCGTGGGCCTGTTGGTGTGCCTTAGACCAGTCACCCTCAGAAGGGTCTGTATCATAAAGAATACCAAGGGCAATCTCTGTCTTCCAACGCTCTCCATAGCGACATCCATATTGTACATTTGAGGACCTCGCTTGAATGTAAGGTCCTTTTTCTGAAGGGAGGTACACTTGATGACCTGTGTAGGAGTCAATAACTATATCGGCGAGTTCTGATTTAGTAAGCATTTATCAATTACGATCGGTTGTGAGTTCTTCCAAGTCAATGTTCAAGTCTACATCAGGGATAATTGACTGTGGCTTCCAGATAATACGGCTGTGATAGACACTAACATCGGCTGTATCGGTCTGCATGGCAAAGTAGGTAACGTTATCTGAAATACCAAGGAAGTGCTTTTCAAACTCATTCTCGCCAGTCTTACAAGTGACCTCAAGGCGACCTGAGATAGGTTGAATAGAGCAGCGCCCCTCAATAACAGCAATGTACTCATCAGTAATACCGTTGTAAAACACAATCTTACGTTCAATCTCGAACATGTCAGCTGCTCGTGAAAGGTTAGCCGAGGCCATTGAAGCATCATCAACACAGGCTGACAGGCTAAGAACACCCACAAGGGCGAAAATTGCAAGGAAGGATTTTTTAAATAGTGATTTCATAGTTTACTCTCCTAGAGCTTTAGTTTGTGTGTTTGTGTTTAGGAATATTTTCAAGGTGTAACCATCATCTTGTAGGTCAACCCATACGTTATGGCATTCATAGTTCATGTAGGTACGGTTAGTTTCAGTATTGTTGTGATCTCCGTGGTCAATAATCTCAACACGGTTTACCTTTGGAGTTATCATTCGTCCATA